GTCCTTCCACGCATCGACCATGTTGGCGTCGAGGCGTGCCTGTGCCTCGCGCTGCAGCGCGGCAATGGCCCCACTCAGGTCCGGTGCCTGACGGGGCAGGCGTCCGAACGCGCCTGCGCGAGCCAACCTACTCGCCTTCCTTCTGCAACTGCTGCTGCCCGATCAGGCGGTTCGAGACCTCACCGTTGGCGACTTGGAACTGGTTGAGCGCCTGTGAGGGGATTGGGTTGCCCTGCTCGTCCACGAGGCCAGCCTCGGGAGCGGCACCCTCCTCGGTGGTCACGGGACCAGCGCCCACGGCCTGACCCTCGGGCGTGTTGCCGGGCATCATCTCGGGCGGGACACCGGGCTGCTCGCCCTCTCCCTGCATGGACTCGGGTGCCTGTCCCGGGACGCCCAGCCCGCGCATCGCGGCCATGCTCTGCTCGGTGGACATCGCGGCCTGCGCACCGGCCTGCTCCAGCGCAGGCGGCTGCTGCTGCTGCAACTGCTGGAGCATGAGCATCAGCGAGACCATGACCTGCACCTGCGCGGGGTTCAGCGCGGCGTCGGTCTGCTCGGCCTTGATGATGTTCATCTCGGTCTCGGGATCGTCCACGCCCACGCGGTCCATCGCCCGGATGGAGGACCACAACTTGGCCTCCTTCAGGTTCGCCGCGATCTGGGCTGCCTCCGCGTCGTCCCTCGGGGTCAGCGACGGGGAGTCGATCTTCAGGTGGGTGGCCTCGTTGATGACCCCACGCAGGTTGGTGTCCTTCGACGCCCACATGTCGGAGGCCAGCGCCCAGATGGCGACCCGGAAGTCGTAGTACATCTGGCGGGGCATGCTGATCCGGGTCTCGTAGTTGGACACCAGCGCCGAGATCGCCCGCTCGGAGTTCATCACCTGCTGTGGGGCCATTCCGCGCATCAGTTCATTGAGCCCACTGATGTCGGTGAGTTCCCTGTCAACTCTTGTGAGGTACTGCTCCAACTGGAACTCGGGCATCCACGGCTGGAGCGCCTCGATCCGGTTGCCCGGGCCCGTTCCCACCACCTGATTGGGCACGGGCTTGATGCCAGCCTGCACACCCAGCGGGGCCTCGGGTCCGGTGATCTGCCAGTACTGCCCGGTCACGGCGCGATGGATCATCTGCGCGTTCTCGGACATCCGCTCGTCCTTCTCGCGGATCAACTGCTCGACATCGTGCAGCGAAGATCGACCGACAGGGAGACCGGGCACGTACGAGTTGAACAGCGGCACGTAGGGCAGCCGACCGTCGTACTCGCGGTGCATCTTGTTCTTGACCATCACGTTGCCGACGAAGATGGCGTTCCATGTCTCGAACTTGACCGGCTTGCCCTTCTCGATCCGCGCCTTGTCCCGGGGCTTGCGGTACCAGTAGTCGTTGACCTCGACGCGCAGGTCGGCGGTGAGTTGATTGGCCTGCGCCACGCGCTGGTACTGGCTGACGAGGATCGGCGGCACGACGTACGGGCTGGGGCGACCCTCCTCGTCGTAGGAGCAGTCCACGACCAGCCCCCAGTCCTCCAGCGCGGTGGACGGGGTGATCGCGTACGAGTAGAGCGCCCAGTCCAGCGCGTTGTACTGGCTGTCCTTCCAGCCGAGGTACAGGTTCCGGGGCTGGTCGATGATCTCGACCACCGGGTACTTCAGGTCGTCGTCCCAGACCACCTTGGCGGCGGTCCTCCCGTACAGGCACTTGACCACATTGGCCTTGTGCATGAGGAGTTCGAACCCGATCTGGTCCTTCCACGCGAAGTACGCCCGCTCGACCAGTGAGGCCAATGCCCGGTCCTCGGGCTTGGTCCCGACCGGGAGCATGTTCTCGATGGGCGGGTACGACTGCAGCGCGGCGGGGATGTCCACGTACGTCTGGTAGGCGTTCACGCTGACGTGCGTGCGACCTTCATCGGTGGCGGATTTGTCCCACGCCCAGTGCGAGGCCCCACCCTTGGTGAAGGACTGCGGGTAGTAGAGGTTGTCCCAGCGGTCGCACAGCACCGCGAAGGCGGATTGCTCGCCCTCGACGGACAGGCGGCGGTCGTTCAGGTGGCCGAGGAGCCGGATCGCTTCCTCGTCGTCGCCGTAGTTCTCGGCGACCCGAAGCGCCCCGGGCAGGTCCAGTACGGCCAGCGCCACCCTCTACCTCGGTCCTCTCGTCGCGCGCTCGATGCGCGCCATATCCGACACAGACGAGTAGGCGACCGCTGCCTGACCAAACAGCCTGACGGGTGGCCCGTGTGATGCGGATGCTACATCAGGCGTCGAGGGGTTGAAGAAGTCGAATGGGGCCACGTCCTCCCCGGGCATCGACATGCCGGGCACGAACTTCAGCATCTGGACCGCGACGGCCAATGCCATCACGGCGTCGGTCTCCAGTTTCTTGTCGTCGAGGCGGTACCCCAACAACTGCCGACGGAGCGTGAGCCACGGGCCCTCGCGCGGGAAGCGCAACTTCCCGGACTCCAGCGCCTTCTTCAGGTCGTTGAGCAGCCGGAGTTTCTTCCCCCGGGTGCCACCGAACTCGATGCTTCTCAGGCTGGGGATCGGGAGCAGGTCCCGGAACATGGCCCCACCGAAGCCGGTGGCGTCAATGCCTGTCAGGCAGGTGCTGTCCTTGGTGTCGTACGCGCGATGCGCGTTCAGCACCAGCGAGGCGATGACGGGTCCGGTAGTCCGGCCACGGTGACGGGTTGCCAGCACCCCGATGGCCTGCTCCTTCCGTGAGTCCATCACGATGGACCACGTGCTGTCGTAGGTCAGCGCGGGATCGGCACCCTGCACGTAGCGATGGCCCATGACGGCGGGCTGCGACTCGGGCAGGTCGGTGATGAACGCGGCATCGACCGAGGCTTGGGCGAAGAACGAGTTCCGCCCCTCCAGAAAGAGACCGTCGATGTTCTGTGGGACCAATCCGGGCGGGACGTTGGCAGCGAGGCGCTCGAACATCGTCGAGTCGATACCGAACCCGATGTTGTCCCGGGTACTCATCCGGATGGACATCTTGTCGGGGTGTCGGTCGGGTGCCTCGGGATCGCCCTTGAACCAGTGGTCGGCGAACGCGGTGAGACCTTCGGTCGCCGTGCCCACCACCCACAACTGCCCGCCCGTGGACAGACGCCGCATGTTCAGCACTTCGTTGACCACGAAGTCGAAGTTGGGGTCGAACCCGGCCTCGTCGTAGGAGATGCCGTGCATGTCCTTGCCCAAAGACCCCACGGCCTTCTCGCCCGTCGTCCGGAAGTGGATTTCGCCACCGCCCACAACGGGATGCAACTGAATCCAGAGGTACTCGCCCCGGTACTTCCGGTCCCAGCGGGCGATGCCCGATCCGAGTTGCTGGGTCAGGGGGCAGCCGTGCTTCTGGGCCTCGTGCGTGCCCTGCAGCAGGCGGATGATCTCGATGAACGCGAGTTCCGCGATCTCCTGCGAGATGCCGAAGTGGTACCAAGAGTAGTCCGCGTCCATCCACCGCTTGATGGACCGGGGGTTCGACATCAGCGGGGGCTCCTGCCCCATCTTGTAGAACGTCGAGTGGAACATGGCAATGGCCTCACCGAGGGTCTTGCCTGCCCGGTTCCCGGCGGCGCACGCGATGTCGAGGTACCTCGGTCGCCAGCCTGACTGATCCCGCATGAGGATCGCTTCGAACAGGCGATCCTGTCCGGGGTGGGTGTCCACGCCGAGGAACCGCTTGGCGAAGAACTTGATGTCCCACCGGCCACGGGCGATGTCCTGCGCAAAGTCCCCGTGGAGCCATTGCTTCCCAGCCTCGGCCTTCTCCCGGCTCTGGCGCGAGACCTCGTGGTTCTGGTGCTGGTTCTTGCGCTCACCAGACCCTCGGGCCATGTCCTTGGTCTGGGGTGAGGCCATCAGTCGGACCGCAGGTGGGCGGGCGCGAGGCTCCCGAATTGGCCATCGCCGACATCGCCGCATGGCAAGTGGAAAGCATGCAAGCGGGCGCCACCTATTTGATCGGACCTGGATCGACCACAGCAGCAATCATGGCGGAACTGGGCCTGCCCAATACATTACTGGGCGTGGATGTGGTGCAAGACGGTGTGTTGTTGG